GTTTGGCCGTTTTCGACCCTGTCGTGGAGGTATTGCCCGCCAGCGTCCCGATGACAAACGGGGCCGCATAGGAATAGTGCCGCCCCAACGAGAGCCGGTCGATGACACCGCCCGTGATGGTCCCACCCGAGGTGGCACCCCCACCGGTCGCGCAATCCATGACCAGCGTATCCGCCTTGCTGTGAATAACCGAGCCTGTGATATGCAGCATGAAAATCTCCTTGCTAGGTGGGGGAGCGAATCATCTCCCCCACGTGAGGTGCGCTTACGCCCAGTTGATGTCCTCGTAGTAGGCGACGGATTCCGTGCGCCGACACGCGAGGTCGTGTTCTTGGATCGCCCGAATCACCGTCTCATCCCGATGGTAGGCCGATTTCACCGTCCCGCCCTCTTCGTAGGCCGCATCACCGGACGCGTCGATCATCAAGCGCTCGGAGTCGCCGATGACCACATCCGCGAAATCGACCAGATACAATTCGGAACGGCTGGTGAGCGCGCCCACCGTCAGATTGGTCGGCACTTGCGTGGTATAGCGGAAGGGCCAGCCCCAGAGCGTGCCACGGGACATTTCATCGCGGAACGCATACGGCCCGTTGGTGGTCCGCACCGTCATCAAATAATTCCAGGTGCGAGGCGCCAAGATCCAGGCCGGTCGGCTCATCGGCACGTTGGCTTCCACCAACTTCAGAATGAGGCGGCCCAAATCCTGGGTCACCTTCGTCAGATCGAAACCAGTCTGGCAGGCCAGGTTGTTGCCTGCATCCTTCGCCCACTGCCGAATCCCCTTGGGTGAAGTCGTGGTGCCGTTCTGGTCAATACCGGAATCACGGAGGAAGGCCTGATCTTCGCGCACGCGCATCGAATCCACGATGTCATCACGAATGATCCCGTCTGCGCCTGGAGAGGAATAGCGGAACAAATCGTTGGACGCGGGCACGACCGTCACCAGCTTTTTGAAGGCCAGCTTGACCGAGCCGATCTTCACGCTGGAGGTCGCGGCGGCCTGCGACTCCCCGACATAGTAGGAATTGGTCTGCTGGGTTTTCTTCGGGAGCGTAAAGTTCCCATTCGGCATGGGCAGTTGCGTAGCGCCCAACGCCCGCACGACCACGGCGGCCCGTAGGAGGTCGATGATCTCACCGGAGACGGATTGCGGAATGAGCACGCCGCCCGTTTCAGGATCGCCCATCGTCATCGCTTTCTGAAACTCGGCGGATTTATATTCGGCGGCAATATCCGCATTGCCGTCCCGCTCCAAGACCTTGATCATCTCATCGACATTATTGCGGCCCATTTTCGCGGCCCGCACGCACGCGCCAAAGGCCATGCCCTTTTCCCGCTTTTTGGCACGGCTGGAAAAGAGCGGGCTCTCTTCCTTGGCCATGTCCTTGAGGATCTTGGCCATGTCCAGTTGATCGGTCTGATACTTCGAGAGATCGCCCTTCATGGGTTTGAGGGCGTCCTCGACGGCGGACAGCACCGTGTCTTTCACCTTGTCGCCCATCTCGGTCTTGAGAACCGGCAAGATCACATCCTTGATGTGCTTGTTCAGATCCTCCATCGTCATTGCTGGCATCGCGGCTTCCTCCTCAAGCTATGCAACGCGCCCACGCGCATAATCGAGACGCGCCTGGACGGTTTGGGTGATGGCCTCAGTCAGCCCCTCTTTGAAGGCTTGCCCGATGGCCGCAGTGATTTGGTCGGGGTCCACAAACACCAAGTCAGGACCGGCAATTTCCAAAAACTTTTCTTCGGGCGTGTCCAGAATCTCCACGTGGGCCGTGTCGTCAGCCTTCATGTGTTCCCCCGTCGAGGACGACGACGAACACCCTTTGACCGTCAAATCAACGGCAAAGGTTTTCGAGGCGGTGATGAACTGAAAGACTTTTTCGACTTGTTCGCGGGTGACGGAGACGCAGGGTGCCCCGTAGGTTTCATCCAGGTAGCGGGTACACCACTCTTCAATCGGACGCAGATCCAAATGCTTTTGCTTGGCCCGTTGCACCAGCGCCCCAGGATGCGCCCCAATCGGCACGATGCTGTATTCGATGAGCACGGACTTGCTGATGTCGAAGCCTTTGCGGTCGGTGTTGTAACTGTGTTCTTTTGGCTTGAACCCGACCGACGCCGCATTGAGAAACCCGTCTTTCACGAGTTCATACACGGTATCCGCAAAGGGATGAATGCCCTTTTCGGGAAAATGGGGATAGCCATAGAGAGAATCGCCATCGACAGAAGCCCCCACATCTTTCGCAATCGGCAACGATTTGTAGTCGTGGCCGAACATGACGGGGCCGCCTGCGGCTTTGAAATTGGTGAGATCCCAGCCTTTGGGATCAATCGAATCGTTGTCGTAATCGACGGAGGCATCGGAGAGTTTGAATTTGAAGCTGCGCGTCTCGGGTTTGTGGCCCTTAAACTCGACCGTGAAGATTTTGACTTCGTGATCGGTCAATTCTCTGTCAGGCATGTGCGCCTCCAGGCCATAAAAAAAGGCCGGAAACCCCTCATGGGATCTCCGGCCTCACACTTGCGCCGAGCAACTTAAATTGTTGTAAGCTGGCTAGAGTGTATCCTAGCTCGGGTAATTTGGCAAGGACTTTTACCGAAACGAGTAATCGTTGATCCGATGCGTTGCCCCATTCAGCACTTCGATCTCAGGGGTCAAGAGCATCGCCCGCACGCGATTATCACTCGCAATCTTCACATCCAACTTGATCGACTTGACGGGTGCGCCACTGTCTAAGAGGGAGCGGTAGCGCTCCAGCATGTCGATCACGGCGGCTTTGATCACATCGGTGCGGGTCATCCCACCGCTTCCTGTTTGACGATCAGATCCTCCATGCTGCCCCACAACTCGCTTTGGACGGCATCGCGCCCGCCGTGGTTCCACCGATACGCATACTTTTCGTATTGTTCGGCAATGGCGGGATTCCACAGGAGTTCAAAGATCAGCCGCGCACAGCGCTTTTCGATCTCGGCTTTCTCTAAGTCGTAGTCAAAGCCATAGCGAGCCGGATGGGCCAGAAACGCACTCTTCTCAGGAATCGTGATGGTCACCCCACGCCCCATGGCGAGCCCTGCCCAAAAGGCGAGATTGCCGTGCTCGACCGCTCGCTCGCGGCCCCAATCCAGATCGCAGCCATAGAGGCCAATTTCCTCAAATCCCAGATAGATCGCCAAGGCGATGGCATAGGCGAAACTAGAGGCAAAGACCGGTGGCCGCCCGCACACAAAGTGAAAGAAGCTGGTGATGGACTCAATCGGATAGGCCCGCGCCATGGGATTCTCAGGGAAGGCTTGCGTCAGATAGATCGGCACCGGACACTGTTTGATCCAGTGCATGTCATCGTCCGGTTGAGCATGGAATTGGTGGAGTTCAAACCAGCGATTGGCTCGAAACCGGCCCTCTTTGTCGTGCATAAAGCCCATTTTGTAGGCATGGTTAAACCCCCAAATCTCCCACGCGGGATCATCGTAGGGGGCTTGGCGGCGAATCTTCTCAGGAAAGCCACACAAGGCCACCTTCGTGCATTCACCCGTGAGCGCATTGAGCGGCGAGGGATTCCCTTTCGCCTTGGCAATGGCATGGAGATATTCAAGGGACGGCGCTATGTCAGACATTGGACCCACTCCGATGTATTGGTTTTATCGCACGTACAGGCCTCAAACTCGGGGCAGTATTCGTCAATCGCCATAAGATCCCAGTCGGGGCAAAAATGTTTATAAAAGCCCACCAACTGCCGAAAGACCGTCTCCTCATGGTCCATAGGGGACATCCTCCAACGTGTCATTCAAGGCCGCACGGATCAGTTCTGCCATGGGCAGATAGGCTTGAAGGCCATCAAAACTTGTGATGCCATATTTGAATTGCGGAAAATGCGCGAGGACTTCACTGAGGCTGTCGGTGTTGCACAAGACCTCGCCTGCCCAAAAATAAAAGGTGAATCGCCGCTTGGCCATGGAGAGCAGCAACCCATCATGCAAATGGGTATAGGCCACACACATCACCCCATCGGCAGGCAGACTCTCCCACGTCGAATGGGCGGAACTGAAAATTCGGAGATCGTCATACCAGATGCGCCATCCCACCTCTCGCTTACTATCCGCCGCCTCTTCAGTCGAGACAATTTGGCCGCCTTGTTTGGCCCGCTCAAAGAGGGCATCGGCATCCGTCCCAGGCGGCGAGACATGCGCGAGCGCCTGATACCACGCACTATTGAAAATCTGTGGATCGGCCCACCGGCCCATCTTCACGCCAAGTTTCCGCAGATAGAGGCTCGGGTCCCAACACCGCGCTACGAAGGTCTCTTCCGCATAGTAATAGGGCGTGCCCACTTCCGGCTGCGGCTTCGTCATGTCCGTCCGTTGCCACACCACCGCGACAATCTGCGAGCGTTGGACCTCCTGCCAGGTACTCATCGCCGAGGTGATCGGTGGCGCATTGTAGGGATAGACACGCCACCGGAGTTTAGGGGATTCCTCCGTGATCTTGTCGGGCATCACGGTCATGTTACAGGCTCATCGTCCGATGGATTCACTTTCGCAATCTGAATGCAACTGCCTGAGAGAAAAAACTGGTCCTCTTTGCGGAGGTACGTGTCGCGAAAATGTTGGCTCAATCTGAGGAACGCGTCATCGACATCGTCGGCTTCAAAAAAAGCATTTGCGGTCAGCCAGAATTTCATGCCATAATTACTCGCGTGGTTCGGCGGTGTGTAACCAACCGAGGTTCATGTCTTAGTCCCTGAAGCGCCAGATGGTTACCTCTTCGCTAGGACTGGGTTGACATGGGAACCGGAGTAACCGAGCCACGCACTTGCCTCAAAACACCAGCGACTCACTACACCGACAGTGCGGATGCACTTCGGTCGGCACCACAATCTTCCGATCATCCGGCAATTCCCAGCGTTCTTGGTAGCCAATCACCGTGCCGTCCATATCCAAACAAATCTCACAGGCCAAATCATCCACGGTGGTCTGCCATTCTTTCTTGGCCGTCTTTTGATCGAAGAGGCCGAGACTCGCCGCCAAATCCCACTGCTCTTTCTGGCCAAACTGTGCCGCTCGATTCAATTCCGTGCGGGCGATCATGTCGGCCCGTTGGCGAAGAAGTTGTCCCGCATATCGAGTGAGACGGTCGCTGATCGTATGGCTCGGCAACCCTTGCCCTTCGAGGCGCGTCCGCAGATTACGCACCGCCCGCTCTTGTCGGGGATGCAGGCCAATAACATCACGGAGACTTCGCGCAACTTCCTGCACAGTCCGTCCTGTACGGAGCGAATCCGAGACGAGCGTTTTGACCGTGTCATGTTGTTTCTCCGTAATCTCTTTGACCAGCGTGCCGCTCCGCTTCTCACTCCACTGGACCGCGTGAGGGTTGATCAGATCAAACCGGACGGACACGCCAGAACGCACGAGTTTATCCGCGCCAATTTTTGCCCCCGCGAGATAGCCGCGTTGGATGACTTCAGAGGTGCCTGCCCGCAGGTCGCCTTCCAGTTCGATGAGATGCAGCGTTTCGAGGATGCGTTGGAGATTGCCCGCCCGCAAGGCGAGTTGCAGATCGTTGAGGTTGATGCGGTTCTGTGCGAGTTTAATCGCTTCGATGAAGCGGCGACGAAGGTACGGATCGAGCCGGTCGGCGGCCATGACCACTTCGGGCAACTTTTCAATTTCGGTGGGCGTCGGGGCTTTGGTCCAGTGGTCTAAATCTCCCACTCCTTCGGGATCTCCACCGCCATCCCCTTGGCCTTCATCTCCTGCACTTCCTGTTTCACGGCGGTGTAAAACGCCCGTTCCTCCGCGTTGGTCAGTGTCACGGGCGTGTTGAGCGTGGCGGCGATGGTCAGTTCTTGCACCTTGTTGGTGGGTAGCATGGCTCCCTTTCTCCTGGTACGTGGCCTTGGCTAAAAAGGCATCATAGCGGGCCTGATCATGGACCGTCAACGTGCGCCCGCGCCCTTGGGCAATCTTCACCGGCTTGCCAAATTCGGTGGTATCCCAGAGGGTGACATGATCGTACACCCCTTCGCTCACAATCTTGGGAAAGATCGCGCTGATGGCCTTGTGGGTTTCGATAATGGCGCGGGTCGGCACGAACCGGCCCGTTTTCCCTGCGGCAATCATGTCTTGCCCACGCTGAAACGCCCGCTCAATCGCCACTGGAATCGGCACCGTGGCATAATTGGCAATCGTTTGTTGCCCATTGGCCCGCAACTTGTCCACTTTGGCTTTCAGATTGTCAATCGAACTATCCCCCGCCCCATCGAACATGACGTTGTAGCCGTCCCGCCCTGCGCGAGTGGCAATTTTCTTGGAAATGTCCGAGGATTCTTCGTGGACAAAGGCGGCCCCCTCATCGCCATGCGTATGAAATTCCGGCAACAATTCCTTGACATCATCCGCATTGATGTCGATGCGATTCTCGGGCAAATCCAGAATCACGCCCGCCTTGAGAATGGAGGTTTTGCCCGCAGCAGGCCCACCGCCCATCATAAACGCACGCGGACGTTCGACAGGTGTTTTGCCTTCAAACGCCTTACGGATAATTTCATCGTGCAGCTTCAACCGCTCTTCACTGTAGCTGCCATCGGGATTCGTGTACTGGGCACGAGAATCTACGCCGTGTGGGTTGACCGGCGTATAGGTCATGGGCACCCCGCCCCCATCGCCACTGGTCCACTGCCCACCTTCCGGCGAGCCTGCGGGGACACGAGGTTGGTCTTGATTGAATTTTAGGAGGTCTGAAGAATCTGCTTGGTGGCTTCGATCTCGTCGGGTGTCGGCTCTTTGCCCGTCAGTTGGCGATATAAGGCCAAGAGATCGTCCAAGGTAGGCGGTGAGTCCTTGGAGCCAGTCAGGTGGAGCGAAGGTGTGGTCATGGTAGCCTCTAGTTAAACTCACCGACTGCCCCTTTTGCAAGTCAAAATAGGCCAGTTGTTGATGTTGCCGCCCCAATCGTTCGGCTTCCTCGGGACTCTTCACCACCGTGGAAATGTCCAAATAGACTTGGTGGTTCTCGGGGTTATGCCATGCGCCGAGATAATTGTTCTCTTGGCTCAACAGATCCCAGTTGGCTTTCGTGTAGCGGGCCAAGGCCTGAGGCGTGACTTCACTCAGTGGAAGCGCTTGCTCGCGTCCTTTATAGACAGACAACGCATAGCCGGTAATGGGCTTCGTTTGACTGAGGGGGGAATAGGTGAATCCGCCATCAGGTTGTGCCACATCGTGTAAGAGCCCTGCAAGGCCTCCAGACTCGCCCGCATCGCCTGTATCTGTCCAGCGACCCGCTTCATCCCGTGGTTGATCTGGTGCATACTTCTGATAACCGCGTTCACCGTGGCGCTGTCGGCGGAGACCGACCTGTGCCGTCCAGTCGTTCGCGAGGTGCAAGAGTTCTGTGATCGGCGCATCGAGTTGCCTCACAACAATGGTGGAATCGCCCAACCGGCCATCTTTCGCATCAAGCCCCACGGAAGCGGCCCAGCGGTGGTGCCCGTCCAGAATGTAATTGTCCCGTGAAATAAAAATCGGCTTCTGATCGCGCTCGATCAACTCAGGCCGTTGCATCAACTGCCCCACCTGCACCGCGTTCATCTCCGCTTGGCTGGCTTTCAGCTTGGCCGAAGGCACTGCCTCACGGTCTTTCAGTAAGCCAATGCCCAACGTCCGCAAGTGCGCCACAAACGGTTCGGCGCCATCCACTTTTTTGGGATTCGTCGGGGACCGTGGGAAGGTCTGCGCCACACTGCCTTGTTCGGGCACCGCATTGAGTTGCGGCATCTCCACCCGAGGCACCCCACGCGGATACTGGGAGGACAGTTGCCGCTCCGCACAAAAGAGATTCGTGCCCTTAATCGACACATTACACAGATTGATCGGCTCGGCTTTTTTCCCTGCGGCTTCTGCGGCTCTGGCCTGCTCCCCCAGTTTAGACAACAGCGTGTAGGCCTGTCGCGTCTCTTGCAATTCCACCACCGCGCCTGCTCGCAAGGCCAGGATCGCTTGGTCAATGTCGTTGGTCCTGAAAACTTCTGGCCGTTTGTAATTGCCCGCGCTATCCGGTGGCTGCCAATACGCGCCCGCAGGGATCGTCGCGCCAGCCTCGCCCGCACCCCCGCCCGTGGAAGTCCACCGGCCAATGTCATCGCGGGGCTGGTCGGGGGAATACTTCAGGACTTTACTATAGTCGATCTTTGACCAGACCAATCCTGAACTGGGCGATTTGCGCGAACCTTCCGTATGAGTCGGGTTGGCTCTGCCGGTTGGCATGAGATCCACAAAGCCAGCCTCCATGATGTAGGGTCGGCCCTCATACACCACCGTCACATCTTTGAATGGCACGCGCCCCAGCCCACGCTCGGTCGCCCCTTCACCTTCAATGGGCGTCAGGATAGGCGTGGACGTTTTAACTCCGACAACGATTCCAGGCTCTTTGGCGGTAGGCACCATGTGAAAAGGAGCAAAACCTCCCGCGTAGGCAGCCGCTTGTCGCGGGGAGGTACTGTAGTACGTGCGCCCCACTTGCTCGTTGCCGAGGTTGTAGGCCCCTTTCGATTCAATATAGCCACGCTCTTTGGCCTCACGATATTCACCGGCACTCATTCCGCGATACAGCACACCAGGGTCAGGGCTATCTTCCGGTAAACTGCGAACCTCTTTGAATTGCTCCCGAATGCGCGGCTCTAAGCGTCCCGTCCAATCATCTTTTTCCAGCGTGGCATAGGCAGGGTCATACCAGACAGGGCGCCCATAGCGATCCGTGGTGGCCAC